GGCGCGATGGCGTTGACGGTGAGGCCGGCCGCGATGCCGAGCCGCCAGACCTGGGGCCGATTGTGGAATCACTGCGCCAGGAAATCACCGAAGTGATTACGGCCAGTCTGCCGGACGTGATCGCCAACGCGGTCGCCACCATGAGCGAACCCCTATTCGCGCGGTTCGCCGCGCTAGAGGATGCGGCCGTTAGCCGCTTGCGCGAACTACGCGACGGCCTGGACGGCTTGCCCGGTGAACCCGGTCCCGCCGGCCCGCCTGGGCGCCTGCTGGAAAACTGGCGCGGCGATTGGGACGTGACCGCGATTTATCAGCCGAACGAAGTCACCCGCGTGGCGGATGGTTCGCTGTGGGTAGCCACCGCATTGACCCACGATGCGCCCACGGCGGACGCGACCGAATGGCAAATGCTGGTGCCGCCGCCGGCCCGAGGCCCTGGGTTCTGCTATCGCGGCGAGTTCCGCCCCGGCATGGACGTGTCGCCCGGCGACACCGTGCGCGGCGAGGCGGGCGCGGCCTGGGTATGGATCGGCGAGGCCGGTATCTCAAACGCACTCCCTGGCCCTGGCTGGGCGTTGATGGTCAAGCAAGGGCAGACGGGGCGGACAGGTCGGCCCGGCGATCCTGGGCCGCGTGGTGTGGGCGTGGAGGGCATCGCCGCCGGTATGGACTGCCTGGTTTTCAGCATGACGGACGGGCGGGGTATCACGTTTGACCTGGGAGGGCTGGACAATGCCTAGCCGGACCCCACGCCTAGAGCGCATCAACTACAGCGACGCCGGCATCGTGGCGGCGCTGCTGCCGGCGTTCAAGGCGCAATCGCGGATCACCGATCCCCTAGACGACGCCGAGGCAAAAAGCGTCCTGGGGCGTGCGATCAATTTCGTCGAAATCCGGTCGGGCATCGTGATCGCGGCGGCGACGTTCCTATGGGTACCGATCTACGCGGGCGCCCCGTTCGACGTGTCGCACCTGCCTGTGCCGGTCCGGGGCCTGACGACCTTCATGGCCGATCGTGAAGGCGTAGACGTGTCTGACGAATATTGGTTGACCGGCAACGCGATGAACGATTACGCCATGGTCATCATGTCGCGCGAAGGCGGTTTCTATCCGGGTGACAATTTCGTTTTGGAAGCGGGACTGCCGCGCAACTACGACACCGACACGCCGCTGCCCATCGCGCCCGCGCTTGTGGACGTGGTGCTGCGCTACGCCGCTTATCTGTGGGAATTCCGCGAGGCGGCGACGCTAGGCCAAGCGGCGAACCTAACGCCGGATTGGTTCAACGAATCCATCGCGATTTTTTGGGTTCCCCGGTGCTGACATGCGCGCAGGCCCGCTCCGCGACCGTGTTCGATTCGAGGCCCCCGGTGCCGGGCGTGATGCGCTGGGCGCACCGAAACGCGTTTGGACGCCGATTCTCGAAACGCGCGCATCCATTCAAACGATCAGCGGGCGCGAGTATTTCGCCAATGGCCGCGAGGAAGCGGCCGACGTGGTGAAGATCATCTGCCGGTTCCATCCGCTAAGCGTAAACATCACCGCTGATTGTCGCGTCGTGGACATGCTGCGCGGGATTACCTACGCCATCACCACGGTTTTGTTTGACGACAAACGAACCATCATGACGGCGACGTGCCTGTCGGGGGTTTCCGATGGCTGAGATTATCGAAGTCTCGGTGTCCGGTCTGAAAGAACTGCAAGCGAACCTAAAAAAGTTCACTAGCGAACAAGACCTGGGCAAAGCCTGCAAGGCCGCGCTACAAGCGGCGGGCCGAATCACGGCCAAAGCGGGCAAGGCCAACGCGGGCGCACGCGGCTACAACCTAACCGGCATGCGCGTGATCGACGGCCGGCACGTCAAACGCTATGGCCGCATTCCGCGATCCATCAAAGTGAATCGCGCTTACAAGCCGGAGAGCAATTCATCGGGCGACGTGTACCGCGCCAACGTAGTCGCGCGCGGGCAACGTCAAAAAGGCATTCGCAAGAATGCCGCCCCGCACGCGCATTTCATGGAATACGGCTATACGCATTGGCGCACGGGCGTGCGGCTAAAGGGCTTCGCGTTCCTGGGGCCGGCGCTGGATTCAACTGCCAGCGCGGCAATTGAAGCGATGGCCGCGAGCGTGTCGCGGTCGGTTGATCGGATGCAGTTCCCGACGACGGGCAAGCCATGAGTATCGAGCAACGAATGATGGCTGACCTTGCCGAATCGACGGACCCGGCGCTTGTAGACGTGCGCAAGTACTACGGCTTCGCGCCGCAGGACGATGAGAAATTCCCGACCGAACTACCGCTGCTGGTGCTGTCGCGGATGACGGAGGAATACCTAACGACGTTCTGCGGAACGATGCAGGACTGTTGTTTTGTCACCGTGCAAGTTCTGCACGTCGCACGCGATGCCGATTCTTGCCGCGAGCAAGCAATCGCTACTCGCGTTCTCTTCGCCGACCTGCAAGCGATGGACTTGGAAGGCGAGGACTACGAACCCGACATTCGCGGGTTCGCCATCACGCAGACGTATCGCGTTTTTGATGAATCCCCTGGCGTGACACCCGCGCCCTAACCATAGGAGCTAGCCGACATGGCCGCTTTTTCAACTAAGGGTATGACCGTCTGGCTGCAAAAGCTGGGCACGGGCGCACCCGCCGTTGTCACCGTTACGCAGATCACTAACAGCAAGCCCGCCGTTGTCACCGTGGGCGCGACCGATATCGCGAAGTTCGTTGACGGCAATACGGTGAAGGTCGCCGGTACCGGTGTCGCCGCGCTAGACAATCACTTTTTCGTGGTGTCCGCGCTGGATGATACCGACAACACGTTCGCGCTTATGGGTTCCGATGCCAGCAGCGCGACCGCCGTTATCACAACCGGCACCGTCGCCAACTACACCGGCGACATGGTGGAGTTCTGCGTGGCTGGCCTGGACCGCCAGCAGCAGCCGGCGGCTGCAATCAGTGTGGGCACGACCTGCGATCCGAGCGCGCAGATTGCGGGCGAACCCGAGGCCGGCACGCTGGCTGTGAATGGGTTCGTCGATTACCAAAAGGAGGGATTCCTAGAGTTCATGCGTGCCGTGGATGACGGCGCAACGCGCGTTCTGATTGTGGATTTGCCGCCGAGCGCCACGACCAGCGGCAACGGGCAAATCATCTTCCCCGAAGTGACCGCCACCGGCTTTAGCGAAACGTTCAACGTCGGCGCCGCTGCAACGTGGACCGGCGAATTCACCCTGGGCACCCGCCCTGAATATCGAGTGAGCTAACCATGGCCCGCGCCCGCGAAACCGTCACCGATGCGCCGCCCGAACTGGGCGCCCATGTTGAGCTAGTCGAATGCAGCGTCGGCGAATTGCTGCCGCTGATCGACATGGCCGCTAACGACAAGCATATCGACCTAACGTTCGGTGCGCTGGCGGCGACGTTGCACGTTGACGGCAAGCGACTAAGCGAGGCGCAGATTCGCGAATTGCCCGCACACCTGTGGCGGTTCTTATTCGTGGAGCTTGGCCCGCGCGCGCTGTTGATAAACAAAATCCGGCAGGAGGCGGTACCGGAAGAGGAAAAAAGCTAGACCCGCTGCGGCGCCTGTTGTTCTACATAGCGCAGCGGGTCGGCACGCCCGTGTATGAATTGGAAGAACGCATGCCGGCATCGGAACTGTTCGACTGGATTTTGTTTTTGCAAGCCGAACATGCCGGACCGCAACCGCAGGAAGTGAACGAAGGTAACGCCGACGCATTCGCGGCGGCGATGGGCGCGAGGGCTGAGTAATGGCAGCGAAGGCCGGGCGGCTACAAGTTCAAATGGAAATGGACGTTGCGCAGATCAAGCGCGACATGGCATCGCTTACCCGCGAGGTTAAGAACAGTTCGCAGCAGTGGAAGAAAGACCTAGACGGCTTCGCGTCTGGAATGAAGTCTGCCTTTACGAACGCGCTTGCTGGCGGCGCCATTGTGGCGGCGTTGTCGGCATCGGTGAAAACCGTGCTGGGCATGTTCGATCAAATCGCCGACGGCGCGAAAAAGCTAGGCGTCACGGCGGAAGCATTTCAGGAACTGGACTACGTAGCAAAGCAAACCGGTACAAGCATGGAAGAGCTAACGACTACGTTCGCTCGCATGCAAAAGAACATAGGCGAGGCGCAGGGAGGCGGCGCTAAGGCTTTCGTTGCCGGGCTGGAAAGCATCGGGCTTGCGCTGGATGACCTGAAAGGCAAGACCCCGGACGAACAGTTTAAAACGCTGGTCGCGCAACTTGGCAACGTGGAAGACCCGGCGAAGCGGGCAGCAGCGGGCGCGGCGCTATTCGGCAAATCGTTCGCACAGCTTGGCCCGATGATGGCCGAGGGCGCCGACGGTATGGACGCGCTTATCAAGCGTGCCCACGAATTGGGCATCGTCATGTCAGATGAAGCCGTCGCCGCTGGCGAGGCTTTCAACGACGAATTGGACACGATGCGGCTTGCTGTCCTGGGCGTGATCGGCGAAGCCATCGGCCCGGCTTTGCCCGTGTTTCAGCAGATGATTACGGAAATCATGAATGTCGCCACCGCAAGCGGCGACGCGGGCACGGAGCTATTGAGTTTCGGCGACGTGGCAAAAGTGGTGGCCGGAATTATTGTGGATATGGTAGCCGCCGCCCGCAACCTGGGCGCGGCGTTCGTGTGGGCCGGGCAGCAAATCGGGCTGTCGATGGCAGCGGCTAACGTGCGCATTGAAGGGCTGCAAGCCGCCTGGGCACAGGTGAAGGAGAACGCGAAAGACCCGTTCAGCACGACCCGGACCAGCCCGCTAACCGTCCTGGCCGAAGCGGAAAAAAAGGCGACCGATCTAATTAAGGATTCCAACAAGGAAGTCCAAGCGACTTGGGAATCGACGCGCAAGGCAATCGAAGAGCAGCGGCTAGCTTCGCGGCAAGCTATCGCCGACGTTCAGTATGTAAAGCCAACGCCGCCCACGCCGACGCCAGGAACGGGCGGCACGGAAGACAACACCGCCGCCACCGAAGCGAACACGAAGGCGAAGAAGGCGAACAAGGAAGCGACGGAAAAGCTTTCCGATGCGGAGCGCCAGTATCAAAAGGACGTGCAAGACCTAAAGGAAATCACCAATGCCATCACCGCCGAGCTTATGAAGCAATCCGGCGTGAAGGAACAAGACGCCGAGCTATGGCGGTTGATCGCCAACGGCGCGACGGACACGCAAGTTCAAATCGCGAAGGCTACGCAAGAGTTCGACAGCCTGCGCGAAATCAACGAACGCAACACGCAGGCAACCAAAGATTACGAAACGGCATTAGTCGATCTAACGTCGGAGCAAATGCGCGCCAACGGTTCGACCGAGGAAGCAATCCGCCTGTACCGTCAACAAGCGCTGGCCTACACCGAAGCGGAGAAGCGCGCCGACGATGCAGAGGCGCAAGTTCGCAAGGCATCCGACGCCAACCGGAAGCGGGCGCAGGAAGCGGCCGATATGCAGCAGACGATACAGCGCGGCGTGGAGGATATGTTTACCAGCATCATTACCGGCAGCGGCGATGCACTGGACGCGATCAAACAACTACTCGCGCAAATGCTCGCGGTATGGGCAACGCAAAAGGCGCTTGGCTGGCTGGGGCTGAGCGGCGCGACCCCTGCCGCAAACGGCATGGCTTTCGCCGGCAACGGCGTGCGGTTCTTTTCGCAGGGCGGCATCGTGTCCAGCCCGACCCCTTTCACGTTCGGCGGCGGGCAGCTTGGCGTGATGGGCGAAGCCGACCCGGAAGCCATCATGCCGTTGGCCCGTGGCGCAAATGGCAAACTAGGCGTGCGCGGCGGCGGCGTGAGTGTCAACGTGCATAACTACGCGGGCGCCAGCATCGAGACGCAGGCCGACGGCGATAAGCTGGATATCATCGTGCGACAGGTGAAGGATTCGCTTGCCACGGACGTGCTGCGCGGTGGCAATCCGTTCGCTACTTCGCTTGAACGAACCTATAGCGTGCGGCGATGACGACCGGCATAGGCGCGAGCGCTGCACTCATCCGCTGGATCATCGCGGCCCCGCCCGATGAAATGTGGCTCGACGTGCTGGAATTGACCCATCCGAATTGGCCGCAGGGTTTCGTCCTGGCGAACTATGCCGAACCCATCACCGTTGTGTTTGAAACCGGGCGCACGGTGACGGCCACGCCGATTGCCTTTCAAGTAGACCTGCCGGACGCCGGCACCGACGGCCGGCAAGATATGTCAATCGCGCTGGACAACGTGGGCGCTGAAATGTGGGTAGCGATGGAACAAGCGCAGGCCCGGCCCGACTTCCCCATCATGGTGACGTGGCGCGCGTACACCACCAAAACGCTAGGATGGCCGCAAGCCGTGCCGGTCACGTTGACTGTGACCAGCGTTACCGCCAACAAAACCGCGATCAACCTAACGGCATCGCGGACCGACATTATCAATCGCAAGTGGCCGCGCAAGTTCTACAAGGCCGAGCGCTGGCCGGGGCTGATCCGATGACCGCCGACGTGTCCGCATTCCTGGGCAAGCCCTGGCGTCCGGTTGCCGACGGCCCGGACCTGTTCGATTGCTGGGGTCTGACGCGCGCCGCATCGCTGGCGCTGTACGGTCGCGCGCTGCCGACTCTGCCTGACGGCTGGCGCCCCGCCGCCGATGACGTGGCGGCGATGGGATGGGTAGAGCAAGAGGCGCCCGCAGCGGGCGACGTGGTGGCGCTGGGGAACTATGCCGGCCATATCCGCCACGTGTGCCTGTCGCTGGGCGGCTCACGCGTTCTGAATACCTGCCGTGGCCTGGGTTCGCACGTGGGTACGCTGCAAGTGCTGCGCGTGACTTATCCGATTGTGAGGTTCTACCGATGGACGTGACCGTTAAGTTCATCGCCGATCCGTTCAAGCCGACGCGATTTGTTGAACGCCAGTGCGGGGCGGGCTTGCCTGCGCTGGATGCGTTCCGCGCCACGTTCCCGGACTTCATAGACGCGCCTGTCATCATCTTGCGCAACTCGCGCCGGCTGGACGGTGACGAACTGTTGCACGCAGGTGACACGATCATAGTGGGCGTTGTGCCGCAAGCCGGCATTACCGCCGCCATGGTAGTGAAATGGGTAGTAGCCGCACTCATCAGCGCCGCCGTTTCTTACCTTGTCGGCGCGCTGACGAAACCGAAGTCGCGCAGCAGCAATGCCAAAGCGGCAAGCCCGTCCTATTCGATCCAGCTAGATCAAAACGCCGCGCGCCTGGGCGAAATCATCCCCGTTGTTTACGGCCGCGTGCGGTTGATGCCGGACATTGCCAGCCAACCCTATAGCGAGTTCATCAACAACAACGAACACGCGCACATGATTCTATGCCTAGGCATGGGCGAATTTTTAATTCATGACGTATACGTGGGCGAAAGCCGCGTGCAGGACTACCCAACCGGAAGCATTACCTACACCGTTATGCCGGCCAGCACGACGAACACGGCGCATTGGCAGCAGCTAGGCCCGGTCGAAATCGTGACGGGCGTGTGCGAAGACATGGCAACCATTGCCGAGACCGGCGGCATTGATATCGCCGCGCCGAATGATCCGTCGGAAGCATCGGTTATCGCGGTCGCGTCGGGCGGCACGTTAACGCCGGTTGACCCCAGCGCCGTGAACGTGTGGGGCGGACTGGTCGCCGGCCGAACCTACAATGTCGCCAATTCCAGCGGCAGCGGAACCGCCGCCGTGTTCGTCGGCCTGGGGCCGGGTAATTCGTCCGTGTGGGACCGCGCGCTGCCGCAGCCCGGCGGCGTGGTCAACATCAACACCGCCGCCATCGTCGCGCCGTACAACGATGCGGCGCATGGCGAAATGGCCTACGTTTCCACGCAACAATTAATCACGCTGACGGTCGGCGAACTGATCCTGATTAAGCGCGGCACCGATACGTTCGGCCCGTTTGAAGTGGTCGAGCGCCGACCCAATTCCTACGCTTGGAATTTGAACACGTCCGGTCCCGGCTGGACTTCGGCCATGCCCGGCGGCGGCATCTATCCGCAGCAAGCCGTGACGATCCAGCGCAACGCGGTAGTGAATTGGACCGTGAGCGAGTATGTGCCGGGCGTCAATCCGGCCGAGCCATATCGGTGGGTAGGCTGGTACATGACCGGCCGCAGCGACACGCTGACGAACCGTGTTTTTGTTGACGTGATTTGGCCAAACGGTTTGGCCTGGATCACCGATAAGGGGAACTACGTCAATCACAGCGTTGTTTACCTGATCGACATTCAGCAGGTCGATTCAAACGGCCAGCCTATCGGCGGCGTTGCGCGCTATCAACGCACCGTGACCGGCGCCACTACCACCGCGCGAAAAGTGACCTGGGCGTTTGACGTTGCGACCGCGCGCTATCGTGTACGCGTGTCGCGTGCCACGGACCGCAATCAAGCCGCATCGCGTGAGATTAGTTCGGCCAGCCTGTTCTCTATTCGGTTCCGTGTCTGGCATCCGCCGGCAACGCCTGCCTATGAAAATTGCACACTTCTTATCATGTCGTTTGTTGCAGGCGCAGGCTTGGCGGCGGCGAGTAATCGCCGCGTTACCGTGGACTGTTCGCGGCTTGTGCTGAACCTAGAGCGAGATGCTTGGGTGGCCACCCGTAATCCGGCTATGCATGTCATTGACGCCTACACCGATACGGAATATGGCGGCGCCCGGCCGCTGGATGAGATCGACCTAAACAAATACTGGTACCTTGCCGGTCAATGGAACACGACGGCCGGCTTTAACGCGATCTATGATTCGCAAATCACGTTGATTGAAGCGATGCAGCAAATGCTAAACGTGGTCCGTGCCATCCCCACGCCGACCGGCCGCATGCTGTCGGTGACGCAGGACGCGCCACGCCAGCAAGACTACATATTCGACGACTCTAATACCGTCGTCGATTCTGTGACCATCGGCTATGGGTTCGACGGCGAGGACGTGCCGGACTGCCTAGAGATTGTTTACACCAACCCGGTAACGTTCACCGAAGCCCGCGCCTACTACCCATCGCAAGGCGTGCGCCCTGACTCACTGGAATTGTTCGGCTGCACGAATGAAGGGCAGGCGCTGGATTGGGCGAAATGCGTATGGCAAGACCGCAAGCTAAACCGCAAAACGTGTGAGCTAGAGCTAGAGGCCGAGGGCTATTTACTGGGGCCGCTTACGCGCTTCGGTGTGGCAATCCCGGTCTTGAATGTCGAGGCTGCTGGGCGCGTAATGCAATACGACGCGACCGCGCTACGCGTCGAGGCAGACGGGCCGCTGCCTGCCGGTGTCACCGTCGTGCAGTTCATCGGCGACGATGGCAAGTCGAGCGCGAATGTACCCATTGCCAGCATTGAACCTGGGCGCACAATCTTCACGCTGGCGGCGGCGCCGTCGGTTCCGATTTGGACGGCGGACAACCGGCGCGACGCGACCATCTGGCGGGCTGGCGCTGGATCAACCGCACACTTCCAATTTCAAGGCGTGAACATTCAGACGGCCGGCGCAATGCGCGTTCGGGTATCGGGCAAGGAATACAACGCGGCAGCGTATGCCGGAACGTTCGTCGAAAATTGGGTTACGGGGGATTAGCAAATGGCAGACCTTCCCGAATGGCCGAAGACCCTCCCCGAACCCGACCGGAACGGCTACCAATACAGCATCGGTTTTGGATTGGTGCGCACGCCGTTTGAAGGCGGATTCACCCGCCAGCGGCGCACCGTGTTTTCCATGCCCGGCGCCTGGGCGATGCAGTTCCGGATGAATACGAAACAGCTAGCCATCTTGCAAGAGTTCCTAGACCTTTACGGTTACGGATGGTTTGCGATGGATTTGGTAAGCGGCGCGGCCCGCATCTGGCGCCCGGCTTCGGACTGCATCTTGCATAAGGTGCGGTTCGTTTCCGACCCCGTGTTCGCCATGGTCGGCATCAACCTATGGCAAGTGACCCTACAAGCCGAGGTCGCAAGCATGCGCGATCCGCGCGCGTATCCTGGCGCTGCGGTTCATTTCGATTTTGTAGACGACGTGGCGCCCGAGTTCGTGGACAACTTGAGCGACTGGGACACCCTGGCACTATAGGAGCCGGCCGCAATGGCACAGCATGATTACAACCTAGCAAACGCGACCGGCGCCAACTTCCGCGCCGACCTGAACGGCATGGCGCAGGCCATCGCCACGGTTAACAGCGGCACGGGCGAGCCTGCCGTTCGCTTTCCCGGCATGCTCTGGCTAGACCTATCGGGCGGCGGCGATGGCGTTATCCGTCGGCGCAATCAAGCCAACACCGCATGGCTTACCGATATCGGCATCGATCAAATCGCCCGCAATGCGGCAGCCGCCGCAGCGGCTACGGCGAACGCAGCTTTGCCGCGAACTGGCGGCATCATGACCGGGCCGATTGAGCTACCCGCCACGGCACCGACCAACAATCAAGCCCTGAGCCGCGCACAGGCCGACATTCTGTATCAAGTGCGGTTGCCCACGGCCGTTGGCGGGGCCTTGATCGTGGGCGCTGCTGGGGGCTGGACGACGGTACTTAGCCCCGGCGCCAATACCAACATTCTCGCAATTAGCGGCGGCGTTCCCATCTGGCAGGCGACCAGCACGATTGCATCCCCTGGCACCATCGTGCGCACGTTGAACGATGGCACGATCGATCCATCATTCATCCCGCAAGTGGCATCGGGCCTGCGGTTCTGCGGCACGTTCCGGCCTGCGGTCAACGCGGAGTATCCGACCACGGGCGGACATGGCCCCGGCGGCGAACCGGCCATCGGCGATTTTTGGGTTATCGATGGCCTGACCACGGGCGGGTTTACTTACCTAACGGGACCGCTGGCGGGCGTCACCGTCTATAACGGTGACTCGATTGCGTTCAACGGTTCGGGCCTGTGGTTCCGCATGGGTTCGACAGTCAACCTACAAGGCTACCTAAAGACCGACGGCAGCATCGCCATGGCCGGCGCCCTGAACATGGGCACGTTTGCCGTGAACAACGTCGGCGGCATCGCCGGGCGCGCAGGCGCGCAAGTGCCGATGACCAACTTTCTTTTGGATGGAAGCAACATTGTCATATCGCCGCAGCGGACCAGCGGCACCGACCTGCCGGCGATGAGTTCGGGCCAATTGGGAACCGACCTGGGGCGCATGCAATTGCTGGTAGGTTCCGGCGGCACCAATACCGGTTTGCTGCCGGTGCGGTTCCATTCGACTACGGCGGCGTATGCGATGAATGATTACGTCGCCACCGCTG